ATATGTTGAGGGGCAAGGAGGAGTGCCTCAAGGCTGGAAGGTGGAAGGATTAGAAATGGTTATACAAGAATTTCCCAATGTCAATCCGCGAGCGATTTTGGCAGGTGGGTTTGATCGCAAAACTTGGACTGTTGTATTGACAGATTATCTGCCGGAATCTACGGCGTTGAAGGAGGCGATGACTTTGGTGAAACGTCGCTATCCTGATTCGTTATTTTCTTTTCGCCCTGAGATGGACACTGTTTACGGACAATGTAGAATCACCATAAGAGATTATGAAGTGTTCAGGCTTGCTTGACGATGGCCGAGAAAGTGTTGGTGAGTGATTGCGAGAAGGCGTGGTTTTTTAATAGTGAAACGAGAGGGCGTTTCTTGGAGGCGGGAATGGCATGCTTTTTGCCTGGTTGTCAAGTGGAGATTATGTGCAAAGGAAAGAAAGTTGCAGTGCCAGGGAAAGTCGTTACATCTTCTATGCCAACAAGAATCTTGAACGCTAGACTTCCTTTGCTTTAGTTCGTTCAGAAATGAGCAAATACTCGGAATTTTTCCTTCTTTCCAACCCTAAACACGAAAAAATTGGTGATCGACTTCGACTGCAAAAATTTGGCAGTTGGCTTGCTGAGGAGTCTTGGACGCGAGAAGAGCAATCTCGCAAGAAGGCGCAATTTAGCTTGAAAGTTTTGCATTTGGCTCGCAAGGTGGCCAATGCCAAGGGGATCAGTGAAGATGAAGCTTTTAATGCATTGCAAAATCAAGGAGAAGGTAGCGAAGAAATTCTTGCTGAGTATGAAGAGGAAGTTGCGCAAGTGATGTCTGCATTGCCTTCTAACAGAGAGCAAATGGAAGAGCTTGTCACGTTGTTTTTCAAGAACAGGGGAGAAGTGCTTGTCGGCAAAAAGTGGCAACGCACAGAAGATTGGGACAACGGCGACACCAAAATGCTTACCTCCGCATTGCTCTCTGATGTGGAGAGTTTTATGGTGCGTGAAGACTTGGCGGTGAGCAGTGATCAAGAAGAAGAGGAAGAGGAGGAAGATGCCCCAAAGGAAGCGTTTTAGATCGACTGGAAACTGCGTGTGAGCAGTCTTTGGCTCGATCTACAGACTGGACAAGTTTATATTGTCGCGTGGTAGCGCTTGGGCTTTCTGACCCTAGGTTTCATGCTGACAATTTTGGCAAATTGCCAGTTGTATTTTTAATGGACGTGGTTGAGCAATGCGAACAGATGAAGCAGCAATTAATCAATGCTGAAAGCGTGTCTACGGCGAAGTTGGGAATGTTAATTCTGGGAGCATTGGGAGGAAAGCAGGCCAAGGGAAAATTGGAAGACTTCTTGCCGTTTGAACGACCAGTGAGTGATGATAGATTGTCGAAAGCCACGCAAAAAGCGCTGCGTTGGGCATTGGCGCACAAAAAGATGCCTTCTCCCGTGATTGCGATGATAGGAGCAGAGCTTAATGGCTAACATTGAAAAGTGCTAGATTGTTTCTTAGCGGTTTTCTTGTAAATGCCTTATTCTGTACGTTTTGAAAGCCAGCCATTTAATAACGATCAAAAGATTGGTAGTCTTTTGAATTCTTTGACTGGCTTGGAGAAAACAGTGCAGAATTTATTTGGAGCCAATATTAAAGCTTTTGAGGGGCAGGATCTTCAAAAACTTAATGGCATTAGCGTGCGCACCTTCAGGGAGCTGATGGATTGGGCGGAGGTTGATTTTCAGCAACAATTTACGGAACGTGTTTGGGGAGAAGGTTGGCCTAATCGCACTTTTAGACGCAATGGTGAAATCGTGCCTCCTGGTAGCGCTCGTGACATTGTTGATCTTGGTGGGCTCATGCAAAGCCAGCGTCGCACTGACATGGGCGTGAGGAATGTTGAGTTTGAATGGACGGGAGGAGACAGTAGAGACTATGCGGAGTATGTCCATGATGGGTATACGAGCAAGGGTGGCAATCGAATGCCAGCAAGGCCATGGACGAGTGGGACAATTGAAAACATTGGTGAAGTGGGCCAGAGCATTATTGACAAGGAGGCAAGATAATGGCCAATCAAAATATTGCTCTTAATTTTTCGACTAACGCTCGTCTTGTCGGGCGTCAAATTAATTCGATGGAGACGGCCTTGGAGGCCGTCTCTAAGGAATTCAAAAAGGCGGAAATAGGAAGCGAAGATTTCCTTGAATCGGCACGAGCGATTGACGAACTCACTCGTGACATCAAACAAGCCAAAAGCGCCATTAAAGCTTTTGGCGATGAATACAATCGTACTGCATCTTTAGTTGCCACTAATGTCAAAAGCTCATGGGCGAAAGCCTTTGGGCAGATGGAAGATATATCTGCCAACTTCACTGCCACTAGCAAAGCGCAAGCATTAAACCTTCGCACTTCATGGGGCAAGGCTCTTGCTGAGATGGAGAACATTTCCAGAGGATTTGGGAATGTGCCTCAGCCAGGAATGGCTCCTTCGTCTCAATTATTCGACCCTCGTTCTCTTGCATCGCTTGAAAGAAGGCTTGGCGCCATTCGAGACAAAGCGCGGCAAATTGCGCCTAATACGACGAAATGGCAAGAGCTAAATAGAGAAGCTCGTAAGCTTGAGCGTCAAATCACGAAGATTAACAAGAGAGGCGCTCCTGGTCCTTCTGCTGCTAGCAGGGCTGGCGCTGCTGGTGGAGCGTTGTTGTATGGAGGTGGTCTTGGTGGTGCTGGTGGGGCATTCGGAGGCGTTGTTGGAGGCTTGGCTGCTGGTCCTGCAGGGGCGTTCGCCGGAGCTGCAATTGGCCAAACGATTGATCAACTCGGACGAGGATTGGCAAGCTTGGCTGATCAAGCGGCGGGCCTTCAGCGAATGCGGCGTGGTTTGGCAATGGCTGCCAAGGACGCAGAGGACTTTGCTGCGTCTGAGGAACAGGTGCGCAAAAGCAGCGAGAAGTTGCTTCTGCCTTTGGAGCAAACTTACAAATATTTCTCGCAATTGAGAGTCAATACCAAGCAATACAATCTTTCAGTTGAAGAAACTGGAAGAATCATGGAAGGCGTGGCGCTGGCCGTGTCTTCCACTGGTGGTTCGCTGGAGGACGTGGATGGTGCCATGCGTGCCGTTGTGCAGATTTTCAGCAAAGGCAGCGTGCAGGCAGAAGAATTGAGAGGGCAGTTGGGCGAAAGATTTCCTGGTGCCGTGGTGAAATTTGCGCAAGCAAACAATATGAGCTTTTCACAGCTTCAGGATGCATTGAAGAAGGGAGAAGTTGGGATTAAAGAATTTGTTAAATTTGCTGAAGAAAATTATGAAGATTACGCAAAATTCAGCGAACAATTAGCCACGGCGCCGGAGTACGCTGGACGTCGATTGGGACTTGCTTTTGAGGAAATGCAGCGCTCTATTGGCGCTGCATTGGGGCCTGCAGGCGCAATCATTCAAGATTTTCTCACTGATTCGATCAATGGGATTAACGATTTTTTGCAAGAAAATAAGGCATTTTTGACTGAATATGTGACAATTTGGGCGAAGGCTTTTGTCCGAGTGGGAGAAGTGCTTGGAGGATTTTTAAAGCTTCTTGCCAAGGTTGGAATAGAGATTGCGAAATTCTTCAAAAATCTCACGTTTGGCATCCGCAATATGTTCAACCTTGTTGGCGTGGCGGAAGTTAAAGCTCAAATCGAAAAACTTGATGCGCAAATTCTTGCGACATCTGACAAGCGTTCTCAGAGGCGCCTGAAAGAGCGACGTGCCAATTTGCAAAGTCAGTTTAGTGGCATGGGAGGAGAAGCTGCTCTTGCAGCTTTGGAGGGCGAAGATAGTTTCACGTTTGGTGGTGCCGGAGCTGGTCTTGACTTGTCCGCTTTGACGGGAGGCGGCGGAGGAGGGGCTGGCAGGAGCAAGAAGGCGAAAGAGCTTCGGGACTACACTACCAATCTTGAGCAGATTTATCGAGATCAATTTGAAAATAGAAAATTCGCAATTGAGCAAGATTCCTCTTTAAGCAAAAGAGCAAAGGACATTCAAATTGCGCAGGCTCTGTTTGAGGCTGAACGTGCTAGCGCTGTTTTCAGATATCACCAAAAGCTTTCAGAAGCAGAAGAGTACAGGATTGACAAAAGAGCGCAATATATAAAAGATTTAGAGGATTCTTTAAAAAGAGAGCAGGAAATAGCAGAGCGTCGGTATTCCGAGACTGTGCTTGCGCCTTTGCGGCAGGCAATCGAAACAGAGCGCGAATCTATCGCTAAAACAAGACTTGAAATTGAAGCCTTGGGTAGGGGTAGGGAAAAGCTGTCTGCAATCGAGGAGGCTGAAGCATTTATCAAAATGCAGCTTGACGGTCTAAATAAGCAGGCGATTGATGGTTACCAAAAAGAGGCCAATGTTTTAAGGGAATTGGCTAGGCAGCAAGATGCAGTGAATGCGGAAAAAGAGGCTGCGATAAAGTTGCGGGAACAGGAGAAGAAATTTACAGAGGCAATGCAAAGTGGACGAAATCGCTTGTCCATGGCATTTGCTATCACTCCTGGCCAAGAAATTCGGGAAAGACTTCGCCAAGAAGGTTATGCGCCAAGTCAAATTGAAGACCTTGCCAAGCTTGAAGAGGCAGCAATAGTGATGGAAGATTTGAAGGCGAATGTGCTTAGTGTCAAGGATGCGTTTTCCTCGACATTTAGTGAAATGATCACTGGCTCTGCATCGGCTCAGGAGTCTTTGGCTCAATCATTTGCGAACATTGGCAAATCTTTTGCTGACATGGCTGCAAAGCTTGTCACTGAATGGTTGTTCATGAAGGCCATCGGCCTTACTGGAAGTTTGTTCCCTGGGAGTTCTACTCTCACCTCTTCTGGTGGCGCAGCCATGACCGCTGGTCAAGCCACTGATGCTGGCTTCAACATGGGCGCATCTTTGGCCAAGGGCTTCGCGACTGGCGGCGTCGTCACAGGCCCCACGCTGGGCCTCATAGGCGAGGGGCGCTTCAACGAGGCAGTGGTGCCCCTCCCCAACGGCAAGAGCATTCCAGTGGATCTGGGAGGCGGCACAGGAGGCGACATCGCTACCAGTATTGTCGTCAATGTGAACAACGGCCAAGCAAGCTCCTCAATGAAAGGCAATCAAGGGAATCAACTTGCTAAAAACATTGAAGGTGCCGTTAAAGAAGTTATCATGCGAGAAACTCGCCCTGGCGGCATCATTTATTCTTCTAGACAATAATTATGGCTCAGCCAACACTATTCACTGGCACTGACGCGGATCAAATCTTTGAATATGGGACGACGCGCCTCAGGGGGCGTCGTCTTCGTCGTTTCCGTCTTGGAGATGGCTATGAGCAAGTGACGCCTGATGGCATTCGATCTGGATTTCGACGATATGATTTACGCACTCGTCCTTTGACGGATGTTGAAGCTCAGTCTTATGATGATTTCTTTCATGCTCTTGAAGGGGATTTCTTCTATGCACAATTCCCTCAAGACGACAACACATTTAAGTATCGCTTAGATCCGAATGAATGGACATGGGAACGCATTGGTCCTGATTCCAACATTATTTCATTTTCTGTTCGCAGCATTGCTGATTATCGGTCATGACTATTGAGAACGATGTGCAACAAACGTGGCATGATGCCATTGTTGAAATGTACGAGCTTGATATTTCTTCAATTGTTAGCGGTGGTGATACAAGCTTCTACTTTACTGCTGAGACAATGCGTGACGATTCAAAAATTCGATGGCGAAGATCTGATAGTGATGCAAGTTTAGTCACTTACGAGCCGCTGCCAATTCAGGCAGCGGGCTTCGATAAATCAACAAAAGGGCAAATCCCCACGCCAGAACTGACTGTTTCTAATATTTTTGGTACATTTTCTCAAGTGATCAATGATTTGGACGATTTGGTGGGAGCGAAGGTTTATCGTCGGCGCACATTGTATAAATACCTTCCCGGCGGAGGCTCCACCAATCTTGACAGCTATTTCCCAACCGACCTCTTT